CTCACGCGCAAAAAAAACGCACTGCCGGGATTTCAGCGCGGCCGGTGTGGGTTTCTTGTCAAAAAACGGAGTTCCCATGGCCCGGCCCCGCTTCAAGCCGACCGCGAAGCAACGGGAGCGGGTCAAGCTGTGCAAGGCAGACGGCTGGTCGAATGACCGGATCGCCCGGCAGATCGGGATCTCGCGGCCGACCCTCGAGCAGTATTTCGCCGAGGAAATCGAGTTCGGGGCGGATACGAAGCGGCTCGAGCTGATCGAGGCCATGGATGCGGCGGCGAAGAAGGGCAACGCATCGGCGGGCAAATGGCTTCACGAACGGTTCGACGCGGCGCGAGCCGCGGCCCAGATCGAGCAGCGCGGCCAGGTGCAGGAGCCGGAGCGCAAGCCGGGACGGGTGAACAAGCGCGAGGAACTGCAGGAGGCGGCGGCGAAGGTGGGCGGCATCTACGCCGTGAGGCCGGGGCCAGAGAAAACCCACTGACTTGGTCGACGGCCTGCCCGGACTGGGTCGAGCGCATCGTCCAGCGGCGGTCGCTGATCCCCTTCGAGCCGCTGTTCCCCGACCAGGCGCAGGAGGCGCTGGCGGTCTTCAAGTCGCTGCGCGTCGTCGACGTGGCCGGCCAGCCGACCTTCGGCGAATCGGCCGACGAGTGGGTCTTCGACTTCGTGCGGGCCATCTTCGGCGCCTACGATGCGGCGCGGGCACGGCGGCTGATCCGGGAGTTCTTCCTGTTGATCAGCAAGAAGAACACGAAGTCGACGATCGCCGCGGCGATCATGCTGACGGCGCTGATCGTGAACTGGCGCCACAACGCCGAGCTGCTGATCTTGGCGCCGCGTGTGGAGGTGGCGAAGAATTCCTTCGAGCCGGCCGCTGCGATGGTGCGGGCCGACCCCGAACTGACGGCGCTGCTGCACATCCAGGACAGTTGGCGGCAGATCAAGCACCGGATCACCGGCGCCGTGCTGAAGGTCGTGGCCGCCGACACGGCGACCGTGAGCGGCAAGAAGGCTGCGTTCATCCTGATCGAGGAGCTCTGGGAGTTTGGCAAGCGGCCGAACGCCGAGGCGATGCTGCGCGAGGCCCTGGGCGGCATGGCCTCCCGCCAGGAGGGCTTCGTGATCTACCTCTCGACCCAGTCGGACAACCCGCCGGCGGGTGTCTTCAAGTCGAAGCTGGACTACTTCCGGTCGGTGCGGGACGGCGAGATCGACGACCGCAAGTGCCTGCCGGTCCTGTACGAATTCCCGCCGGCCATGGTGGAGTCGAAGGCCTACCTCGAGCCGCGGAACTTCTACGTCACGAACCCGAACATCGGCCGATCGGTCGACGCGGAGTTCCTGAGCGACGAACTGGCGAAGGCGCGCATCGGCGGGCCGAACTCCATGGCGATCTTCCTCGCCAAGCACCTGAACATCGAGATCGGCATCGGCCTGCGCAACGACCGCTGGCCCGGCGCCGAGTTCTGGCAGCGGACCGAGGACCGGACCATCACCCTCGACAGCCTGCTGGACCGCAGCGAGGTGGTGATCCCCGGGATCGACGGCGGCGGCCTCGACGACCTGTTCGGCCTGACGGTGCTGGGCCGCGACCGGCAGACGAAAAACTGGCTGTCCTGGTCGCATGCGTGGTGCCACCAGGGCGTGCTCGAGCGGCGCAAGTCGATCGCGAGCCTACTGCAGGATTTTCGGGCGGCCGGCGAGCTGACGATCGTCGACGACGAGCTCGACGACATCTCGGCAATCGTCGAGATCATCGCGACCATCAAGGACCGCGGGCTGCTGGGCGGCGTCGCGGTCGACCCGGCCGGTCTCGGTGAGTTCGCCGACGCGCTGGCAGAGATCGGCGTGACGGCCGAGGGCGGCCTGCTGAAGGGCGCTCCCCAGGGCTACGCGATGATGAACGCGATCAAGACCGCGGAGCGCAAGCTGGCGAACGGCACGCTCCGGCACGCGCCGTCGAAGCTGATGTCGTGGTGCGTCGGGAACCTGAAGATCGAGCCCACGGCCACGGCGATCCGGGCCACGAAGCAGAACGCCGGGGACGCGAAGATCGACCCTGTCATGGCGCTGTTCGACGCCGTCACCTTCATGTCGCTGAACCCGCAGGCCGCCGCGCAGCTCGACGTCGCGGCGATGCTCGGCTGACCACGGAGACCACCATGAAGACCATGCACCGCACGTCGGTCTCGGACGGCGAGGGCCTCGACTTCGTCCTCTCGGACGGCAGTCTCGATCGCCACGGAACCCGGATCAACCCGAAGGGCTGGGACCTGCGGAACTTCAAGAAGAACCCGATCGCGCTGTTCGGCCACGACGGCCGCTTCCCGATCGGATCCTGGGAGAACATCCGCGTCGAGGGCGACAAGCTGGTGGCCACGTTGAAGCTGGCGGCCAAGGGCACGTCGGCCCGCATCGACGAGATCATCAGCCTGGTCGAGCAGGGCATCCTGCGCGCGACGTCGGTCGGCTTCTCGGTCTTGAAGTACGGCGTCGCCGGCAAGGACCAGTTCGACTTCATCGAGCAGGAGCTGCTGGAGACCTCGGTGGTCTCGGTCGGCTCGAACTCCAACGCGCTGGCGAAGGCCCGGGCGCTGAACCTCTCCCCCGAAACACTGTCCATGGTCTTCGGCGAGTCCGCCAATGAAGCCCGCGCGACCGTGAGCAACGCCGGCAAGACCGCCGCGAACCCTCCCCAGACCGAAAGGCCCAAGGCCATGAAGAAGACCCTGTCCCAGCGCATCGTGGATGCGCAGAACGAACTGAACCTGAAGCGCGACAAGCTCGCCGAGCTGAACGCGGCCGACGACCTCGACCTCGACGCGATCGAGCAGGCCACGAACGACATCGGCCTCGCCGAGCGCACCGTGAACGTGCTCAAGGCCTCGGAGGCCAAGCTCGGCACCGAGATCGAGCGCGAGACCGGCGGCGCCCCGGCGATCGCCCGGGCCCCGCTCGGCAGCCCGCTGAAGGGCATCAACGGCTTCGACCTGATCACCCGCGCGGCGCTGGTCCGCGGCGTCTCGCACTTCGCGAAGAAGCCGATCGACCAGGTGCTGCAGGAGCGGTACCCGGGCCACGAGGCGACGGCGGTGTTCACCCGCGCCGACCAGACGATCGGCACCACGACGGTGTCGGGCTGGGCCTCGGAGCTGGTGCAGACGGCCTACGCCGACTTCCTGCAGGCCCTGCAGCCCTACTCGGTGTACCCGGCGCTGCGCGACCGCGGCATCCGCCTGTCGTTCGACGGCGTGGGCACCGCCTCCATGCCGAGCCGCACCGCCGGCGGCGCCGGCGGTGGCTTCGTCGCCGAGGGATCGCCGATCAAGGTCGGTCGCATCACCACGGCCGCCACGACCATGACGGCGAAGAAGCTGGGCATCGTCGTCCCGTTCTCCCGCGAGCTGGCCAAGCGCAGCACGCCGGCGATCGAGGCGCTGGTGCGCCAGGCCATCCTCGAGGACACCGGGTCGACGCTCGACCCGCTGGTCCTGGACGCGACGGCGGCAGACTCGGCCCGTCCGGCCGGACTCCTGAACGGCGTCTCGGCGGCGGCCACCGGCTACGCCGGCGGTGACTACCAGGCGGTGATCGAGGACTTCAAGGCGCTGCTGGCACCGTTCATCTCGGCGAACGGGGCCGACAACATCACCGTGATCATGAACCCGGCCCAGGGTCTCGCGATCTCGCTGATGGCCGGCCCGGTCGGCAACCCCGGCTGGTTCGACGAGATCCGCAAGCGGGTCACGATCGTCGAGTCGACCAACGCCACCGCGGCGCGCCTGATCGCGATCCGCAACTCCGACCTGGCGACCGCGCTCGGCGACATGCCGGAGTTCGACGTCAGCGAGCAGGCGACCATCCACATGGAGGACACCACGCCGCTCGAGATCGTGAGCGGCACCGGCCCGACCACGGCCGACCCGGTGCGCTCGCTGTGGCAGACCGCCAGCATCGGCGTCCGCATGCTGATGGACGTCAGCTGGAAGATGCGCCGCAGCGGCATGGTGCAGTGGATCAACGGCACCAGCTACTGAGCGTAGCCATCCGACCATGAACCCCACAGAGGGCGCTTCGGCGCCCTCTATTTCGTCATCTTCAACACAAGAGGTGCCCTCATGGGTCTCCGTCGTTTCCGGGTGGCTGTGACCACCGACGCCAGTGGCGACGCCACGGCCTACACGCCCTACCTGTCGGGCTACATCCACTCGATCCAGTACGTGAAGACCGACTTCGCCGACGGCGTCGACTTCACGATCA